TTTTGGTCTCACTAGGGGGTTGTATTTTACCGCCGTTATTGTGGCGCGTTTAAACGTAAAACCAATAGTAACACTAGGGGTGCGGTCAACGTCGTGTACAGGACTATAGAGAGCGTTTAAACGATATAGAGACAGAAAGCGGCGAACCGCGTTAATGGCTGCGTTTAAACGCTATATAGATATTGAGCGGCGTACTGTTTTAATGACTGCGTTTAAACACTGTATATAAGCGGGGGTTGGCCGCTGTGTTTACCGGCTGTTTCGTCGATGCTGTTTCAACGCCAGGACATAGGGTAGGGGTATGGTGGGGCCGGGGGCTATTTATCTCTGTGTTTACAGGGCAATGGTTAAACGCTGTGTTTGCTGGCTGTGTCGTTGATGCTGTTTCAACGTGGTGATTGTAGTCAGACTACGTTTAAACGTAGAGAGTGAAGGGCCTTACGCTGTAAGTCATTGATTTTGTTAGCGTTTAAACGATGGTATGAGGGAAAAAGGCCCCCGGGTAAAATTTAAACTGCGGCAATTTTCTTAGTTCTGGGGCCATTTACATAACACCACCATTTCAGTTTCTAGTCCTACTATACATAACACCACCATTTCAGTTTCTAGTCCTACTATACTAATACTAGCTGTAAAGGCTTGCACTGCGGTATAACCTGACTATAATCGGCACATGGACCTAACCAATATGCCAATAGATATATCGAATTTTCCTGAAATCGAGGAAAACCGCTATCACCCGATGAACGACCGGTTCAATCAGGAAATCAGTCACGTCCAGAAAATCATCATGGCACATCAGCGATCCATGAAGCCCAAGCACGTCAAAGTGGCCAAGATGCGCTTTGCCGGGCACACCAACGTAGACATAGCTAAAGCCACCGGGTACTCCGAGGACACTGTAAGCAGAATTGCCCAGCGCAATGACGTTGACCGCCTGCTGAGCCTGCTGAACTACATCGACTCAGCCATGGCCGGACCCTCCACGTCGCATCGCATTGCCGTCCTGCATCGCATTGCCGTCGATAACGAGGTAAAGAACCCCAAAGTTGCTATTCAGGCCATCGCTGAGATAAACAAAATGGCCGTCAATCAGCACAACATGGACAGCGAGACCGTTCCGGGACAGACCACCATCGTCATCAACCAGAATCATTTCCCCAAAACACCCCTTGACGGGTAAGGAAGACAGAACCATGATGAAAGAGAAAGCAACAACCAATCCAGCGCCTAAGCCGGCCCCCAGCACCAAGCCAGAGACATGGCAGGATCGCCTGAAAACTGAACAAACCGCTTTGGCCGACAAAATTGCCAAATTAACGGTATTCGTCAACGACCCACCCAAGGACATCGACCCAATAGACATTGATCTGCTCACCCGGCAGCTTGATTACATGCGCCGGTACAATGCAATCCTGACTCAGCGGCTTAACCGACTGTAATGACCACTAACCAGCCGTTTACACTTGATTATGAGCCGCGTGAGCCGTTTAAGGCGTTCCACCAGCGCACCCAGCGGTGGTCGTGCATCGTGGCGCATCGTCGTGCGGGTAAAACCGTAGCGTGTGTAAACGAGCTGGTTGTCAGGGCCACCTACTCCAAAAAGAAGAACCCCCGCTACGGCTATGTCGCACCTTTTCGGCAACAGGCCAAAAACATCGCGTGGGTCTACCTGAAAGAAGCCGTCAGAGGCTTTGCCATCGAAATCAGAGAGTCAGACCTGTCCGTCAAACTCCCCAATGGGGCCATTATCGCCCTATACGGCTCGGACAACCCTGACGCGCTACGGGGGCTGTACTTTGACGGCCTTGTCGTGGATGAGTTTGGCGACTGCCGACCTTCCCTATGGGCCGAAGTCCTTTTACCAACGCTAGCCGACCGCAAAGGCTGGTGTGTGTTCATCGGCACCCCGAAAGGCCGGAATCAGTTCTACAAGTTCTACGAGATCAGCAAGAAGTCGCCGGAATGGTTCAGCCTCACCTTGGACGCCGAGTCATCCGGCTTACTGGACCCCGGCGAACTGGCGCAGCTTAAAGAGCAAATGTCCGACGCGCAGTATGATCAGGAAATGATGGTCAGCTTTACCGCCGCACTGCTTGGCACCTTCTACGCCACCTTGATTGCGAAAGTCGAGGCGAATCAGCAGGTTAGCGATAATGTCACCTACGACCCCCAGTTTCCGGTCAATGTGACCGCCGATATTGGCTTTTCGGATTCGACCGTCCTGTGGTTCTATCAGGAGCGCCCTGACGGCATCGCCATCATTGACTGCGAAGAGGCCCACGGCCAGCCACTCAGCTACTACTTTGACTTGCTCGATCAAAAACCGTACAACTACGACACAATCTTTCTCCCCCATGACGCCCGGGCCAAATCCTTGCAGACGGGGAAATCGACCATTGAGCAGTTTATCGAGCATTTCAGAAACAGCGGAACCAAACTCGACATCGCGCCAAACCTGAAAGTGCAACACGGCATCGACGCGGTGAGGATGATTCTGCCTTATTGCCACTTCAACCGTACAAACTGTGAACTGGGCATCGAAGCACTCAGAACATACCGGCGCAAGTTCGACGAAGTGAACAAGGTCTACCACGACCACCCGCTACACTCGTGGGAAAGTGACTTTGCCGACTCATTCCGCTATCTTGCGCTCTGCGCTAACAAGAAGCGTTTAAAAGCACCGGAGCCACTAGAGAACACAGCACCTGACCTGTATCCCGGCTATAATCTGGCCGATATGTTCGCGGATCGCGATAAACGCTCTGCCCCCAGCACACGAACGATGAGGATTTGACGACATGGGCCAATACGACACCGACAGCGGCACCATAGAGTCTCGCGATGATTTTGAGGAAACCCCCAAAGGCCAGTACAAGTTCTACGCCGAGGAACTGAAAGCCTCGGAAAAGATGCTGTCCAAATGGCACAAACAGGCCGACAAGATCGTCGATAAGTTCCTCGGTAAGAACCCCAAAGGCCAAGAGAACGGCCCGGCGTTTAAACTGAACCTGTTCAACTCCAACGTCACAACCCTTGCATCCATGTTGTACGGCAACACCCCCAAGATCGACGTGAACCGCACCTTTGCGGATCAGGACGACGACGTTGCCCGCGTGGCCGGGGAGACCTTGCGCCGCATGTTAAATCTGGACGTGCAGGAGAACGGTGAGGAAGTGGACGCCGTGTTGCAATCGGCACTCAGCGACCGCCTGACCGTCGGGCTTGGCTGTGCCCGGGTACGCTACGAAATAGCAACCCAAGAAGACGATAACGGTCAGGAACAACTCCAAAGCGAAGCGGCCCCGGTTGAGTATTACCACTGGCAAGACGTGATGTGGGGGTGGACGCGCAACTGGGCCGAGCTACCGTGGCTCGCGTATCGGTCGTATCTGACCAAAGATGAAGTGCAGGAGCGTTTTGGCGACGACGCCGCCGAGAACGTCACATTAAAACAGCAAAAGACAATAGACCTTGAAGACGGCAGCCAAGACGACCCTGATCAGGACAGCCCATGGAAAAAAGCGGAAGTCTGGGAAATCTGGGACAAGACAAAGCGCACCGTGTCGTGGGTGAGCATCGGTTACGATAAAGTGCTCGACAGCAAGCCGGACCCCTTGGGACTTACCAACTTCTTCCCGTCACCGCCGTTCATGGTCGCCAACCCGACTACGACGCTGTTCATGCCCACGCCTGACTTCATTCTGGCGCAAGACCTGTACAACGAAATAGACGTGCTACAGGCCCGTATAGCCATGCTCACGAAGGCCGTAAAAGCCGTCGGGGTGTACGATTCCAGCTCCGAAGAAATCAAGAACCTGATGAACGGGACTGATAACCAACTGATCCCGGTCGAGAACTGGGCCATGTTCGGGGAAAAGAACGGGCTTAAAGGACAGATAGACTGGATGCCACTGGCAGACATTGTAAACGCTCTCGATAAGCTCAGAGAATTGCGCAGCGACGCCATTGGCCTGCTACAGCAAGTCACCGGCATGTCAGACGTGATGCGCGGTGAGCTGGGTTCACAATACGAAGGCGTAGGCCAGTCCGAAATGAAGGCCAAGTTTGGCTCGGTTCGCGTCCAGGCGCTGCAAGACCGTTTCGCCAAGTTTGCGACCGATCTATTCCAGATTAAGGCGGAGATCATCGCCAAACACTTTGACCCGCAAACCATCGCCAAGAAGTCCAACATGCAGGCGTCACAGGACGTGGACCTTCTACCGCAAGCGATAGCGCTGATCAAAGACCCGAACTCAATGATGCACAGAGTCCAGATAAGACCGGAATCGGTCGCCATGGTGGACTACGCACAGCTTAAAAACGAGCGCACCGAGTATATGAACGCCATTTCCATGTTTATGCAGTCGGCTACGCCGTTGATTGAGGCCGACCCGGCCACCAAGCCGTTCTTGCTCAGGCTCATGCAGTGGGGGCTTGCCGGTTTCAAGGGGGCCAACCAGATTGAAGGGGTGGTGGATGACGCCATCGAAGCCTCCGAACAAGCCGCCAAACAGGCTGAAGGCAAGGAGGAGCCGAACCCCGAGGCCCAAGCCGCTCAGATGCAGATGCAATTTGAACAGGCCAAACAGCAGGGCGAACAGGCCAAGATACAGGCCAAGGCGCAGGCAGACATGCAGATTCGCCAACAGGATTACAATCTTGACCTGCAACTGGCGCGTGAAGTGCATAACATGAAGATGGCGGAAGTAGCGGCGGACATGAACCGATCACTGGCCGAGACCCAAGCCAAACACGAGTCTGATCTGATTCAGGAAGAAGCATCGGCGCAGGCCAACATGGCGCAGACCCGGGCCACCATGGAAGGCGAAATACAGAAAGACGTGGTAGAAACTCAGCTAGGAATCGCATCTGACCGGTCGAAGTCTGAGTCAAAGATCAACGAAATTCGCACAAACGCAATGGCGAAGATTGAAGAGAGCAAGGCAAAACCGGCAGAGGGGAAAAAGACCGATGAGTGATAAAGACGATGCGTTTAAACAAGGATACGAACGAATTTTCGGGGTGAAAACCCCGGAGCGCGGCGTGTGGGTATACGATCACGCCCAAGGCGGGCTTATACCCAAGCACGAATACGTCCCGCAAGACCCGGACGGCCCGGCGATTATGAAGCCGCTCGACCCGTTCACTAGTCCGGTTGACGGCACTTACATTACCGACCGGGCGCAACTGCGCAAGCATAATAAGGCGCATGGTGTTACCAACATCAATGACTACGGTGAGAACGGCGGGCGGGCGTACTTTGAACGCAAGGAGTCGGACCGCCAAGCCACACTGCGAAGCAACAGCCGTCAGGCAAAGCAAGAACGGATCGACACGATTAAACACGCACTGGACGCTGCAACACGGCGTTAAAACACGGCAGAGAGAGGCATACCATGGGTGATCTAAGAGAAGATTTAGAAGCGTCGTTTGAATCCACAGAGTCAGCAGAAGACGAATTGGCCGAAGCACAACAAGAAGTGCTTCAAGACGAACCAGAAGAAACCACCGAAAAAACTGAAACGGAAGCCAGCGACGATACCGCCGCTACCGATTCAACCAAGAAATCGGAAGCTGTGGACGCGGAAGGCGAACCTTCCTCTGCCGGGGATAACCCCGACGCCGAAGCAGCTTCCGACCTATCCGAGGCCGCTAGCAAAGACAGCATGAAAGCCCCGGCGGGCTGGAAGCCCTCAGAGCGTGAGCAGTGGTCTAAAATCCCTCGTCCCCTTCAAGAGCGCATTACCGCGAGAGAGAGGGAAATGGCGGATGTCATGGCGAACACCAAGCAAGCGCGGTCAGTGAACGACTACGTTAGCAAAATGGGTGAAACCTACGGCAATCTGGCGAAGGAAGCAGGTTTCAACCACCCGCTTGAGGCCGCCACCGCCGCGCTGGGCACCATGCGCACTTTGTCCGGGGGTAGCACCCGTGAGAAAGCACAGGAAGTCGCCAGCCTGATCAACCAGTACGGCATCGATATAGAAACGCTGGATGACGCACTGGTTAATATGCCGTCACCTAAAGGCCAGCAGCAGCGCGACCCTCAATCAGCGCGACTGGAACAGATGATGGAAGAGCGTTTACGCCCATTCCAAGAGATGATGACCAACCAGCAACGCCAACAGCAACAGGCCGAACAGCAACGCGGTCAGCAGGCAATACAGGCGGTTCAGGAGTTCTCACAGAACGCCGAGTTCTTGAACGACGTGCGCGAAGACATGGCGGACATCATTGAACTGGCGGCGAAGCGGGGTGTCGATCTAACCTTGCAACAGGCGTATGACCGGGCCTGTAACGCGCACCCGGAAATAGCCAATGTTATCATGCAGCGCCGGGAGCAAGACCAGATCAAGGGCAACCAAAGCTCCCTGCAATCCAAGCGGTCAGCAGCCAGTAGCATTTCTGGACGTAAATCTGGATCAGGCGGCTCATCGGGTGGATTAAGTTTGCGCGACACTTTGGCTCAAGCCTACGACGAAGCGCAATCCGGTTGATAGTGTTTACATCGTGAGCTACTATTAACCCGACTATTTTGACTTTTCGAGTCCTTGTCCCAGCCTCGGTAGCAGACAAAGCATGTCCTCGAACGGTTAATAAGGCAAAACGTTTCCGTGTAAACGGCGACTGAGCACGACAAAAACCTTAATTAACTTTGATGGAGTACATATCATGGCCTTTGCCAACTCTTCCATCAGCGACATGCTTGCGACGACTATCGAGTCACGCACCAAGAAAATCGCTGATAACGTAACGAACAACAACGCACTGCTGGCTAAGCTGAAAAAGCAGGGCCGGATCAAGACCTTTAGCGGCGGTACAAAAATCCTGCAAGAACTGTCGTTTGCTGAAAACAGCAACGCAGGCTGGTATTCCGGGTATGACCTGTTGCCTGTCGGCGTCTCTGACGTGATCAGTGCGGCGGAATACGACATCAAGCAGGCGGCTGTTCCGGTCATTATCTCGGGCCTTGAACAACTTCAAAACTCTGGCCGCGAGCGCATGATTGATCTCATGGAAGCGCGTCTGGAAGTGGCCGAAGCAACCATGGCTAACCTGATTTGTGGGGGTCTGTACTCCGACGGCACCGCCGCCGGTGGTAAGCAGATTGACGGTTTGGCAGCCGCTTTGCCGGTTGACCCAACCGCCGCCGCGTATGGCGGTATCGACGGCTCTGCGTTTACCTTCTGGCAGAACGCGGTGTCTGACCAAACCGCTGCAAACGGTCTGGACCCCACCAAGATTCAGGGCTACTGGAACTTGCTGTGGGCTAAACTGGTGCGCGGTATGGACCGTCCTGACCTGATCATGGCCGACACAAGCGTCTGGAACGCTTACATGAGTTCTTTGCAGAGCCTTCAGCGCTTCACCAGCACCGAATCAGCCGATGCTGGTTTCGCGACGTTGAAGTTCATGGACGCCGATGTGTGTCTGGATGGTGGTATCTACAACGGTAGTGGCGGTTCCGGCGCTCCGGCGGGTACGGCATACTTCCTGAACACGAAGTATATCCACTACCGCCCCCACGCCAACCGGAACATGGTGCCGTTGTCACCTAACCGTCGTTACGCAACCAACCAAGATGCCGAAGTGCAGATCATGGCTTGGGCGGGTAACCTGACGACTTCTGGCCGTCAGTTCCAAGGGCGGTACGACGCTAACGGGACTTAACCTGACGGGGCCGAAAGGCCCCTAAGCGTTTACACTGAACAGGAGCAAAGACAATGGGTGTTAATTTAGCCACATATCACCAAGACCAAGTGACCAAGAGCGCTCGGGAAACCCAAGTACCAAACGCTGATTTTGACGGTGGGGCGAACAAAGCAGGCTCTTGCGCACCGGGCATTGGCATCAATACCGGCAGCGTCAACACCAAGCCGCAAAGCTGGTCAGTGCTTGACCAAGCAGGCAACGACCGCGACCCACAAGACAGCCAGCACATCGGCGGGGACGGCCTCAACGGCGGCAATCAAGCCGTAGAGCCACTTCGCGCAGTACAGGGTGCGGACGTAAACGACACGCTGACCTTTATTGAGGCAGTCGTGGCAGCCGCTAACGGCGCAGGGATGGGTACGGCAGGTGCAGACCCGATCAACCGGACAGGTGTATCGGTAGAAATTGGCGACCGGGTATGGGGAACCAACACGGTAGCTTAACCAAAAGCGGCTCAGGCCGCTTTCTTTTTAACGGCAGAGAGTGTGTAAACGATGGATACTTTGGAAATCAACCACAACGACTTTTCGACCGGACGCGAAGCAGAAGCGGACGCTAATTTGATGGTCAAGTTTTTCATGCGGGAAAAACAAAGCATGACCAAGACGCAGGAAGAAGGCCGTCCTGTGTTTGAAGACCGGGAATACGTTGAAATTCGCGTCCCAGGTAAGCGCGACGCATTGGCCTGCCGTCCGGCCACCCATGACGACAAACAGCGCTTCCCGCGCCACTATACGGCGTTTAAAGACCGTACTGAGTTGCCGCAAGAAGGCACCCCGTTGGCGCAATGGCCCATAATGACCCGCAGCATGGTCGAAGAACTATCGTTCCTCAAAATCAAGACGGTTGAACAGCTAGTCGCCATGAGCGACAACGACGCAGGGCAGATTCGCGGTGGGCTGTCCCTGAAACAGAAAGCCAAAGCGTTTCTTGAAACCAGCGATAAGACCAAGCTCATCAACGAAAAAGAAGCACTTGAGCAACGCCTTGCCAAGCAAGACGAAGAAATGGCCGAAATGCGCCAGATGATCGTTGATATGCAGCGTGGCGGTAAGCCTCAAGCGAAGGCAGCGCCGATCCCGGAGCCAGCCCCGATTGACACCGAAGCAGTGGCCCCGGACGAGGAAGACAAAACAGAAGATGGCACCCCGACGCCGGAAACAGCCGAAGTGCAGACCACTTCACGTCGCCGCCGCGCTAAAAACTGAGGTATGAAAGATGGGCATCAATTCCATAATGTCGGCAAACGATATCCTTAACCGTGTCGCGGTTGAGATTGGTATTGCGCCCGTCACCGACCCTTATAGTTCCACTGACCCGACGTTCATAAAAATGAAAACTCTGCTTAACATCGCAGGGGAAGAGTTGGTGGAGGCGCATCCGTGGGAAATCCTGTTAAAGCAGCACCAGATTATCACTACCGCCGCTGATACTGGTATTTACACGCTTCCTGACGACTTCTCCCATATTGTGAACCAAACTGGCTGGGAGCGTAGCCAGCGTGTACCCCTTGGCGGCCCCCGGACATCGCAGGAGTGGGCCTATCTGAAAGGCCGGGATTTTGCTAATTCATCGGTCTATATCCAGTTTCGCTTTGCCGACGGTAAGTTTCAAATATACCCGGCCCCGCCGCCTGACGGTCTCGACATAAATTTTGAGTATGTGTCTACCGGCTGGGTACGCTCCGCTACGGCAGACCCTTTCACCTACACTGACGAAATTATCGCTGGCGATCAGGTTCCTATTTTCAATAAGACCCTGATAAGCCGCTATTTGAAAGTCAAAATGTTGGAAGCGACCGGCTTTGATACCACCAAAGCACAGGCCGACTTCAACCAGATTTTTGCATTCCTCACAGGTACCGAGAAAGGCGCACCAGTGCTTGATGCCGGGGGCGGGCGTGGTTTCCCGTACTTGGGGTATTCCAATATACCGGATACTGGGTATGGGCTTTAATCATGGCGATACGCGCAATCCAGCCCGGCGGGCTTGCCCCTTCTAAAAGGCAGACTGCTCAAATTACCCGAATGCCCGCGCCATTTAAGGGTATCGACGCCCGCTCACCACTGGCAGCGGCATCCCTAGACGTTTGCATTTACTGTTATAACCTTGTCCCTCAAGACGGCGGACTCGGCCTCCGTAAAGGGTACAGGGAGCGTCAGATTGACTTGGATGACGGCAACGGTATAAGTGTAAACACCATAGTTCCGTATGATGGCCTTGAAGCTGACGGTTCAGAAGACCGGTTGTTTGCGGTGACCAACGAAGGCATTTGGGACGTAACCACCCAAGGTGGCACCCCGACACTAAAAACCACGTTCGGAAACCAAACAAAAGACGCCGGTTTCGGCCCTTCGGCTACATTCGTTACTGATGCAGGTGATAGATATCTGGCGTATGCAGACTCTTTAAACGGTCTGTTCGTTTACGATTCCGCTACAGATTCTTGGGCGCAAGCATCCGGTATAACAGGCCCGACCGTTACCAACATCAATTTTGTGGCTGTCCATAAAGAACGGATATGGGTGATCGAACGGGGGTCTTCGGACGCTTGGTATCTCGATATCGCAGCCATAATTGGCACTGCGACAAAATTCCAGTTTGGCTCCAAAATGAAAAACGGCGGCGCTCTGCGGGGGCTGTTTAACTGGTCGATAGACGGCGGCGCTGGCGTAGATGACTTGCTGGTGGGTGTCAGTGGTTCAGGTGACGTGGTGGTGTACAAAGGCACCGACCCGGGGGCTGACTTCACCATCCAAGGCGTGTATTTCATCGGTAGCTTACCTAAAGGGCCGAATTTCGCGACCGAAGACAGCGGCGAACTGTACTTGCTCTCTACCTACGGCGTGGTGAGCATGACCGACCTGCTCAACGGCGTATCCATTGTCAGTTCGGACGCAGGTAACACGTCTGCCCGTATTGCAGGGCAGCTACGCGGGCGCATGGCGACCCAAAGTAGCCTGAACGGCTGGGCCATCCGCACCATACCGTCAGAGGGCGGGTTTTTGATCAGTTCACCCACCCTCCCCGGAACCTTTCCTATCCAGT